TTTTACATCCATCCCCCTCCCTGCTAACATTCTTGTTGCAACGTCTGACCAGATGCGCTGGTAGCGACCGAGAGGTAACTGAAGCAGGGATGCACCATCTAAGGCACTAAACGTCTTTCTCCCTAGACGCTTCCGCCTCGGCACACAGGCTCCACGGTAGTTGGAGATCGCGGCCTCCCGGCAGGATCACCCTGCACGTTGCTTCCTCCTCGCCAAACCTTCTGTTACAGTCTCGGTATGCCTATACGGATGTCTGAGGCAGAGTGGTTAGAGTTTGCTGCCAAGGCTTTGGTGTGCCGTTCCTGTTTCTGGTCGGCTGATGTGACTAGGACGGAGGAGAAGGTCTGGTGTGCCCATGCCGTTAGCCACGGTTGGATGTCTACCGCCCCCGGTTGTAAGGGTGCAGAGTTCCGATATGAACCTCGTAACAGAATCCTTTAAGTCCATTCCTTTTAAGCCTCGGGAACTAAAGGCATCGCCGGAGGTTCTGGATAAGATTTACGAGGCTGCCAAACTTGGGCTGAAGGGTGATGCTTTGGCCTATGCGGCTGGGTTATTGCCTGTCGAGTACCGTAGACTCTGCCAACTAGATACGGCGGCTGCGATAGCCGAGGGGAAGGGTCGTGCGGACTCTGAGGTTGAGGCAGCGGCACAATTGCGCTCTGCCGCGCTTGAGGGAGATAGCAAGGCAGCCCTCGCCCTGCTTACCCACCTTCACGGATGGGTCGCCAAGCAGCAAGTACAGGTCGATATTAAATCTCAAATCAGTATTGTCGCCGCGCTGCAAGAGGCAGAATCTCGCGTCCTGGCAGGCCGCGTATATGAGGCTGTACCGGATCAATTAGCGCATGAGGCTACTGAGCCGCTGACCCTGAAGGACGAACGTGCAACAGCCGATCTATAGCCCCGAAGATGAAATGGCCTTGATGTCCCGCCTATGGGCTAAGGACATCGCCAACGACCCAGAGGCTTTTGTTCGTTTTGCCTTTCCGTGGGGGCAGAAGGGTACGCCGCTAGAAAAGCACGTTGGCCCACGCAAATGGCAACGTGAAATACTGCGCGATATTGCAGAGCATATCTGCACTAATAACGGCAGAGTTGATTACCAAGTTTTGCGAATGGCCGTGGCGTCTGGTCGCGGTATCGGCAAATCAGCCTTAGTGTCGTGGCTCGTCATTTGGATGTTATCTACACGAATTGGCGCAACCACAATCGTTTCGGCTAACTCCGAAGCGCAGTTGCGTTCAATTACGTGGTCGGAAATTACCAAGTGGCTTGCCATGAGCATGAACAGCCATTGGTTTGAGATTTCCGCTACTCGCGTTATGCCAGCCAAATGGTTGGCCGAAATCGTCGAACGCGACCTAAAGAAAGGCACAAGATTCTGGGCTATTGAAGGCCGCCTCTGGAGTGAGGAAAACCCAGACGCTTACGCGGGTCTCCACAACTCAGACGGTGTAATGCTGATATTTGACGAAAGTTCGGGTATTCCCGATCCTATCTGGGACGTTGCTCAAGGCTTCTTCACAGAAAATACTCCCCATCGCTTTTGGATGGCTTTCAGTAACCCCCGTCGTAACGAGGGCTACTTCTTCGAGGCGTTCCACTCTAAGCGTGCGTTTTGGAACACCCGCAACATTGACGCTCGCACCGTTGAAGAAACCGATAAATCGGTGTATCAGCAGATCATCGACGAATACGGCATCGACTCACCGCAAGCAAAGGTGGAAGTCTATGGCGAGTTTCCTTCTGAGGGTGATGATCAGTTTATTCCTCCTAGCCTTGTGGATCAGGCTATTGCTCGCCCTAAGCATAAGGATGAGACCGCGCCACGAGTTATTGGCGTCGATCCGGCGCGAAGTGGAGCGGACTCGACGGTTATCGCAGTCCGACAGGGCCGTGACATTATCGCCATCAAACGCTTCAAAGGAGAAGACACAATGGAGATTGTTGGCCGAGTTATCGACGCGATTGAAGAATACCAGCCCACACTCGTCGTCCTCGACGAAGGCGGACTAGGCTACGGCATCCTTGATCGCTTGAAAGAGCAGCGTTATAAGGTGGTGCGTGGCGTCAACTTCGGATGGAAATCCAAGACCCCGGCTATGTGGCAGAACAAGCGTGCAGAGTTGTGGGGCGAAATGAAAGCGTGGCTAAAAGACGCTGCGCTACCCAATGATAGGCAGTTAAAGGCTGACCTGACAGGGCCAAAACAGAAAATTAATTCCTCTGGCGCTATCTTGCTGGAGTCGAAGAAAGACATGAAGGCGCGTGGCCTTGCATCGCCTGACGCTGCTGACGCCATCGCCGTCACGTTTGCGTATCCAGTCGCGCACCGCGAATACCGCGAGCGACCCCGCACGATTACCACGAGCCGCGAAAGCGGCATGATCAACACTTGGATGGGAGCATAGATGGCACGCAAATCAGTCAGCCTCTCGGTTGGTAGAGGAGAAAAACAGCCCGTGTCAAGAGGGGCTGGATTGACCGCCAAAGGCCGCGCTCGGTACAATCGGGCGACGGGTTCTAAGTTGAAACCGCCTGCGCCTAACCCTAAAACGGAAAAGGATGCTGCTCGTAAACGATCTTTCTGTAAACGCATGGGCGCAGTAGCCCGCAACGCCAAGAATGGCGAGCGAGCCAAGGCATCCCTAAAGCGGTGGAAGTGCTGAAATGGCTGCTAAAAAGGGATTATATGCTCGAATTCATGAAAAACGCGCTCGAATCGCTGCGGGATCGGGCGAGAAAATGCGTAAACCTGGCGCTAAAGGCGCTCCAACGGCTGCCGCTTTCCGAAAGTCAGCCCTTACCGCCCGAAAACCCCGTAAATCCTCCAAAAAAGGGTAAGAAACATGTACGGAAAGAAAAACCCCGGTCCAATCGGCGTGTCTCCCGGCGCAACAATCGGAGACATGATCCAAAATAGCCGGATGCAGAAGCCCCGGATGCCTGCTCCGCGTATGCCGAAGCGAGTAAACGACGAGATGATCCGCACGACGGTGGATTTCCGACCGTCACCGATGGGTCGTCGAGGGATGCGTTAATGCCTCTCGTAAAGTCTGCCTCTAAAGGCGCTTTTCGACGTAACCTCAAGGCTGAACTAAAGTCGGGCAAGCCGATGAAGCAAAGTCTGGCGATTGCGTACTCCGTAAAGCGCCGCGCTGCGGCCAAGGGTAAGAAGGGCAAGTAATGATTGCCTGTACGGTAATTGATCGCCAAAAAGCCCTAAAAGAGGGGCTTCCGCGATACTTTACCGGCAGATCTTGTTCCCGTGGGCATGTCGTTGAGCGGTACACGCACAACAAAACGTGTTGCGAGTGCGCTAACGAAACAGCCAATGCTTCTAAGCGTAAAAACCGCAAGAAATACGTCGAACACGCAAAAAACTGGAAAAAGGCTAATCCTGAAAAGGTGCGCCAGTCTCAATTACGGGCTAACCGGAAAAACCCCGGAAGACGTAATTTCTGGACTGCCACTTACCGTAGTGCAAAAGATTTGCGTGCGCCATCGTGGTTAAACGCGGGGCACGAGTTAGAATTTGCCAGCGTTTACGCCTATTGCGCCGGATTGCGTAAAGTTGGCCTTGATTACCACGTTGACCACATCGTGCCGTTGCGGGGAGAAACCGTATCTGGGCTGCATGTGCCGTGGAATCTTCAGGTCATTTTAGGCTCAGAAAATACGAGCAAAGGAAACCGATTTAATGGCTAAAGACCCAACAGGCATTGCCGGAGCCGCTCGCGTAGCGAACTCGCCGGATAGCCGTCGCAAAGCAAACACTGCCGACTTGCTGGCACAAGCCCGCAAGCGTATGCAGTTGTCTTTGGCCGCGTATTCCGACAGCCGCGATGACGAGTTGGACGACTTGCGGTTTATGGCCGGAAGTCCTTCGAACCGCTGGCAGTGGCCGCAGGAAGTCTTAGCCACCCGTGGCGCAGTGCAGGGTCAGACGATTAACGCTCGTCCCTGCCTCACCATCAACAAACTGCCCCAGCATGTGCGCCAGGTCACAAACGACCAGCGCCAGAACCGTCCTTCGGGCAAGGTTATTCCGGTCGATGACAAGGCGGACATCGAAGTTGCCGAGGTGTTTGACGGTATCGTCCGGCACATCGAGTATATCTCGGATGCCGATGTTGCCTACGACACTGCTTGTGAGAATCAGGTCACGTATGGCGAAGGCTATATCCGTATCCTGACCGAGTATTGCGACCCGGATTCGTTTGATCAGGACATCCGTATCGCTCGCGTTCGTAACTCGTTCTCGGTATATATGGACCCGCACATTCAAGACCCGTGCGGAGCCGATGCAGAATGGTGTTTCATAACCGAGGACATGCCCCGTGAGGAGTTTGAGCGTCATTTTCCTGACGCCGAACCCATCTCGTCGATCCAGAGCCGTGGTATTGGTGACGAGAATCTGGCGCAGTGGATTACCGACGATTCAGTACGGATTGCGGAATACTTCTACGCTTACTATGAAAAAGCGAAGTTAAATCTCTATCCGGGCGGTATGACCGCCTACGCTGGCTCACCCGAAGCCGCGCAAATGGAGGCCATGGGCCTTGCCCCTGTTCGCACCCGTGACGTAGACATCCGCAAGATCAAGTGGATGAAGACGAACGGCTACGAAGTGCTGGAAGAGCAAGAGTGGCCGGGTAAGTGGATTCCGGTTGTCCGCGTTGTGGGCAACGAGTACGAGGTTGAAGGCCGTATCTACATCAGCGGCCTCGTGCGTAACGCTAAAGACGCGCAGCGCATGTACAACTACTGGGTATCCCAAGAGGCGGAAATGCTTGCCTTGGCCCCCAAAGCGCCGTTTATCGGCTATGGCGGGCAGTTCGAGGGATACGAGCATCAGTGGAAGACCGCCAACACCCAGAACTGGCCGTATTTGGAGGTCAATCCTGACGTTACGGACGGCGCTGGCAACATGCTGCCGCTGCCCCAACGTGCCGCCCCACCCCTTGCACAAACGGGGCTTATTCAGGCTAAGATGGGCGCGTCGGACGACATTAAGTCAACGACGGGCTACTATGACTCTAGCCTTGGCGCCACGTCTAACGAGCGCTCGGGTCGAGCCATATTGGCGCGTGAACGTCAGGGCGATACGGGGTCATATCATTACGTAGATAACCTTGCCCGCGCTATCCGCTACGTCACGCGTCAACTCGTTGACTTGATTCCGAAGATTTACGATACCCAGCGTATCGCTCGCATCATCGGCATCGACGGGGAAACCTCGACGGTGCGTATCGACCCGATGCAGCAAGAGCCTGTCCGTCAAGTGATGGACCAGGCTGGCGTGGTCATCGAGAAAATCTACAATCCGTCCGTTGGTAAGTACGACGTAGCCGTCACGACCGGCCCGTCCTACATGACCAAGCGCCAAGAGGCGATGGACGCGATGTCGCAAATCCTGCAAGCCAACCCGAACCTCTGGGGCGTGGCAGGCGACCTGTTCGTCAAGAACATGGATTGGCCGGGAGCGCAGGAGATCGCCAAGCGTCTTGCTAAGACGATTGATCCGAAACTGCTTGCCGATCCTGACGAAGACCCAGCGTTGCAGGCTGCTAACCAGCAGATTGAGGCGATGGGCGCTGAGATGGATCAGATGTTCCAGATGCTCCAGAACGTCTCGCGCTCGATGGAAGCGACGGAACTGCGTATCAAGGAGTACGAGGCGCAGGTCAAGGCGTATGACGCCGAAACCAAGCGTATCAGCGCGGTTCAGGCGGGTATGTCCGAGGAGCAGATTCAGGACATCGTAATGGGCACGATTAGCGGGATGTTGTCCTCTAACGACCTTGTAGCCCCGGCCCCTAGAGAGGCTGAAATGCCGATGGAAATGCCACCGCAAATGCCGATGGAGTTACCGCCGCAATGACATGCGAAGTCTTTATCGGACGGCTATTTCTAGCGCGGGATGTTGCCCATTCCACGCACCTAAATACGCGTAACTATTCCAAGCACAAGGCGCTGAGGAAGTTCTACGAGGGCATCATTCCTCTCGCAGACGACTTTGCGGAGGCTTATCAGGGGCGGCACGGGCTAATCGGCCCGATTGCCCTAGCCTCTGCCCAGAAGTCCAACAACGTACTTGACTTTCTGGAAAAGGAACTTAAGGAACTTGAGGAAATGCGGTATAAAGTCGTCAGTAAAGACGACACGACGCTGCAAAACCTGTTGGACGCCATTTTTGGCTTGTATTTATCC